TCTTGTCCGGGTGCGAAAAGTCTATGGCACCGGTCTCCGCGTACCATTCCGCCTTGTCTTCCGTTTTGTACAGTTCCAGTCCGGACAAAGCGGTCTCGTTGTGTCGGCCAAGCTCATGGAAAATACAGTTCGGGTCCATTGCATAGACCGACCCGGTGTAATCCGTGATAAAGTGCAGATACCGCATTCCGTTCAGACGCACCCACAGGCCGGTATTCAGGTCATAGACAAAGGTCTCGTAGCCGCCGTCCGTCTCGTTCTTCATGGAAATATAATACTTGCCAAGGGAACTTCCGGCGTTGGCTTCTGTGTATCGTGTGTTACCCAGGGCAGCGGAAATGTTGGTCACCGTGCTGCCATCAAATACACACACGCCGTCCAGCGACTTATAGAATACTGCTCCATTCAGCACCGCCAATGAGCCGGAGCAGTCATTTTCAACGCCGCGATCTTCAATGGCAATGCGTTGGTATGCCGCCGGATAGCCGCCGTAAATGCCATAGATCTTATTCTGTTTGAAGAAGTACGGCATATCGTTTAAGGACACTGCGCCGGTAAACGGCTCGTCATCGCCCAGGGACAATGCGTAAGAGTCAGATGCTGTATTCTCGAAGCAATACCAGTTGGTCGGATCGCCCAGCTTGCTGGCGTAGATTTGGTTAATATGCTTACCTGCGGAATCTTTGCCGTACTTGCAGCCCCACACGCGGTTTTGTGCTACAGTGACAAAGTCAAATTCCGGAAGCACTTTTTCTATTCTGTTTGGACAGTGATATGTGGAATCAATAGCACGCCGAAGGCCCTTAACAATCAGCCGGCTGCCGTCATCGGCTACAGAATGTACATTCGCCCATTCGGTAACGAACACACTCTTGCCTGCAGACACCGAGAACTTGACCGTATCACCTGCCTTAATGGAAGTAAGTATATCGTCTTTGATATCTGTCGTGTCCACAAACACATAGGTCACCGGAACCGCGATCCAATCGTCTGCTGTGGCAGAATAAGCCTTGAACACAGGTGCATCATCGTTAGTGGTATCTACCCAGTATGCGTAGAACCAAGTATTTGAAAACAGCACATTATCGACTGCCACCCAAGCACCATCTTCATTTTTGTATAGCGTACCCTGACTAAATTTTTTAAGTCCGCTACCTGTTGTCCCGGTGGTATCCAGCCAATAGTCATTGCCTTTTGTGCCAGGGTCTTTATCCTGCCGCTTCCACGCGCTGGCAGCCGCAACCGTATTGAACTCGCCATTGCCTCGCACGGCCATTAGGTCACCGCTTGACCGCACAACATAAGTACCTACAGCAGCACCGGCAGGTTTTGCAGCACTATATATCAACCGCGTGTACGGAGCACCGTCCGCACTGCACATACCACAGCTGAAATAAGTGTCAGTCGTCTTGTCGAAGGCCAGCGGCAGCACACCCTTGTCCGGTTCTTCCGTGTCAAAATACAATCCGTATGGGAAGATTAGGATTTTCGTACCGAAGTTTAACAACTGCAATTTGCCGTCCACGGCTTGCAATTCAGACAGCTTTTCTCTGAAGCTATAATGACCTCCGCCATAGTACAAAACATCATTGAATGCTGCTGTGATCTGCTGATTTTTGATTAGGCAGCCAACATTCTTACCGGAAGCCGCCACATCAATGAATGTAAATGCTCGTGGATCACGTGTATTAAGCCAATCTACATCGTTCTGTGTATGGTTTAGGCTTTCCTGCTCTAACGCATCAATAATTTCTTTATCAGAAGCGTTCTGCTGTGTTTCGTCCTTGTAAATGGGTCTTTTTGCTTCCAATTCATGTTCCCTATAGATCGTATCGACCACTAAGACTTTATCCGTTTCGGTTTCCATCTTCACATTCTTGCCAAGCGCAAAAAAAACGCCATTATCAAAAGTGTGCTCGTCTGATCCAATATGAATACACACATCACCATACAGAGCAGCTTCAAATCCAACATACGAAACTGCTTCATCGAAACCATACGGATCCGAACCATCTGGTCCTAATCTTACCGAAATTTTTTCTTTCAATGCCGCCTTAAAACGAATAAAGTAGCGAATGGTCATAACCCTCCAAACTACAATTTTCGGTTCCAAAGAGCTTCCTATTTCGTCCCCTGCTTTGCCATATTTGTGGACCTGAAACGCACTATTCACAATCGACATCCGATTGTACACACGCTCATCACCATCTAATGTATAAATTTCACCTACAACCTCGCCATCAAACTCCGGATACTTGTACCGGTTCATCGGTGCGCGATTGGATAGCATAGGGTAGTCGTCCAAGGTGATATTCTCGGTATTAAAGAACTCGCCAGCCTGCTGCACAACTCGGTGGTTATAGCCCAGGAATGTGGAGATCATCTCTCGGTTGTTGCTCACATTGCTAAGCACTGGTCTTTGCATACTCGCACCTCCTAAAAGCGCAGCGGCACATTCTTGGCCGCGTGCGTGCGGTTGTACTGGTTACGGAATGAGGCCAGCATTGTATTGAATACAGAATTTACAGCGCTGTATCGGTTGAAGTCACCGGTGTACAGCAGCATTTGGGACTGCAAGTAATGTATATAAAGTTCGTCATAGGGAGACGGCACAAGCAGTTCCTGGGTATTCGGCGTTTTCTCCGTGTACCCGGCAAAGGCAGGTGCGCCCTCTCTGGCGTCCATAATTTCCAATTTGATTTGTTTATCAAGTCTATTCAGCCAGGCGATTTTTTCGTTCATCGAAAAGATCGTGTTGGGGCACAGCTTGTCCGCCTGGTTGACTGCTTCCGCAATCGTCATATTGTTGTTCCCTCCTCATAGTAAAAAGGGCAGACGGAATATTCCGTCCGCCCTTTGTCGGTTACATACCGGCTGCTTGTGCAGCCAGCTTTTGAATTAGCTTGGCGTTCTCTGCATCCATCTGAAGTCTGCGGTTGACTACCTCTGCAATCGGCTCCGGCACTTCTACCGGGATACCACGCTCGATCTGATATGAGCCAACGCCCGCCACAGAAGCAAACATGTGGCTCTCGTTGTTCATCGGGTCCAGCGGAATAAGCACAGGCACCATTTTCCATTTAGGTGCAGTTTCTTTCTTCTCGGCCGTTTCTTTCTTCTCAGCCGTTTCTTTCTTCTCAGCCATTCTTAATAGTCCTCCAATCAGTTTTCCGTGGTGCTGGTGTCTGCACTGCGGTAGCTACAGCTTTCAAAACGAATGATGGCATACTCGTTCAGAATCTTTGCACCGTGCGTAGCCTTCCAGCCGGTGGAGCTACGCTGGTTCAGCGGATCATCGCCATAGCCCAGCGGCTTAACGATATAGTCCAAACCCAGGCCGTCCAGCTCGGTAACGCCGTAAGCATTGGCGCCCAGGAACAGCGTGCCGTACACAGCCAGCTTTGAGCCGGAAGCCTGTTTGTAAATCTTAGCGTTGGAAGAGTCGACAAAACGGCACTTGCCAATCTTACCGATCTCGCCCTCGAACAGAGCGGTGGTATCCGCATACTTGTGCATTTCCTCCCACTCGCTGGACAGCATAATATCCGTCTCCACATCAGGGTGGATAATGCAGACATAGTAGCCATCAATGGGGGTAATATCCCGACGCTTCAGCTCGTTGACCATCTTCTTTACATCAGCCACGGTCAGTTTGTCAGCCGCAGTCAGCGTATCACGAGAAGTCTTGCCGCCGGCATAAGCCACGCTGGTGGTTGCCTGCATAGCATTTCGTGTCACCAGGTCAATGGTGTTGCCCGCCTGGTTGCCCTGCTCTTTGCAGTCCTCCACGATCACGTTATCGAACGCGGCAGTCTGCAGCATATCGGTGTGCTTAATGTAGTCACCATACTGGCTCACAGTGGCCTTAATGGCGGTCACAGTCCGTTTGGTGCCATTAGGCGTTACGCCTTCCACAAGCGGGGTAAGAGCAGGCGGCAAGCTGGAAAACTTACGCCACTCTGCTACCTTGCCGGAGCCGCGCGGAATGGGCTTTTTCTGCCCGAACTGACCATGCACCAACTTGGGCTTGGCATTCTCCAGCAGCTCCTTAATGTAATATTCCTTGATTTCAGCCGCAAGGCCGGTGTCAGTCGTTGCAGCCATATTAGCGGTGCCATCGAACAGCTGCAGGTTCATTTTCTTATTCATGTTTCCTCCGTTTCTGACAGAGGATCGGTTTTTACTTGCCGCTAAGGAATCGTTTGATATCCTCCGGCGTTTTCAATTCCCCTGTCGCAATTTTCTTGTTGATGAGTTGGTGCTGCTCTCTTGTCAAGGCAGCAATGTTGACAGAAGTCTTGACCGCAGGAGCGGTAGAAGATGCGTTCTCTTTCGGCACATGACCGCGTGAGCGGATCGTGTCCGCAGCGGCTTTCGCTGTACTCTGAGCGGCAAACTGCATTGCGCCACCGGTGAGCTCGGTAAGGTGGCGTGCTTCAAAGGCAGTCTTGAGCGTGATGCCGGGGCATTTTAACAGAGAGACAAACTCAGGATCTGCCAGTTCTGCATCCAAGTCAAATGCGTCCCCATACAAGGACTTGACCGCCTCGCTCTCGTCCAGCCACTGCTGGTACTGCTGTGCTGCTGCGTCCTGCCGTTCGCGTTCCTGCATTTCCTGGCGGAATGCAGCGTTTTCACGCTCCAGCTTGTGCATCTGCTTCAGTGACTCGATTGGCACACCCTTCTCAACTGACTCCTGCTCGTAAAAGCTGTTGTCGTCTTCCAGGGCCTGCATGAGTGCCTCCGGGTCCGTAGCGTCTGCGCCGTACTTTTCGCCCAGCAGATCAAGCAGGGGCAACACCCTGTCATACTGTGCCTGTGCGGCTTCATCAGCACGGAACCGCTTCTGCATTGCAGCGTTGATGTGCTTTTGATACGCATTTTTGTACTTGTCCTTAATCAGAGCCTTAAACTCTTTGTCAAGGTCTTCCGCTGTGCTCTCATGAGCACCATCCTGCGTGGCGGGCGCAGTATTGTCTGCCGTATTGTTCTGCGTGGCGGGCGCACTGCCGGTGCCGTCTGCTGCACCGCCCTCACCATCGAAAAGCTGCAGCAACATGGGCATTAATTTGTCTGTTCTCATAGGAACTCCTTTCTGTCCGTATCAGGTGGACGAACCCTTTACTCGCATAATAACAAAAGAGGGGGCGATCATGTCACCCCCCCTTTCAGCTTATTTGGATGTGCCCCGGATAGCTCTCGCCCAGTATTTCCATCCCGCACCGAAAAAAGGTAAACGCTGCCGGCACCGTGCTCTCATTTTTCATCGGTGCGCAACGAATACACACATTTCCCGGAGAAATCTTGATCTGTGGTTCACACAGTAGAGCGCCAGCTACATACGCCCTACGCACGACTTCCGCCAGCGTGCAGGTAAGGGCAGAAATAGCAGCGCATACCAGGTCATGATCCTGTTCGTTGCGTGGCGCATCGGCGTGGCCTTTCAGTTCTACGGAGCAAGCACCAATATGTACCGTAGTCATTATTCCGGACTCGTGCTTGTGGCTACTCTCTTGCGTGCCTGCGTTGCAAGAGAGTTGTCCTGGTATTTGTCTGTGTTACCTAAGCTGTCGCTGGCGGTCGGCGTTGTGTCCACCGACTGCGTGTCTGTCACCGCCGCACCGCTCATTGCACCCGGTGTCATATCCTGACCGCTCATCAGATCTTGACCGGTCAACTGCTTGATGATCTCATTGCTGGTGTTCAGCGCCTGTGTCATTTGCTGAATCGTGTTCCACATCGTACCGTTTTCCTGGACCCGCTGCACTATGCGGTCTTTGTGGTTAATATCCATCATATCCAGAAGTGCCAGTGCCTGATCTGCGTTCTGCGGGTTCAACACGCCCAGGTTGTACATCTGCACTGCCAGCTCATTTTGAGCCAGTTTACTGTAAGGGCTGGCCTTGCTGGCCGATACATCTACATCGAAGTTGGGCATCTGGTAATACTCATCGTCCGGAAACAGCGTTTCAATACGCCGCTCCTGCATATTCTGATTGGAGAAGGTCTCAAACGATACAGATCCATCCGCGCCGGTAATACGGAACACACGGGGCATGTCGTAGAACTGCCGAATACGCTCGATCACCATCAAGATGATCTCCTTGTATGCCCGGTATGTACCCTTGATTTGCCAGCGTGAAGTCTTGCTCCCGGCTTCCTGCATAGCGCTGATTGCACTGGCTGCCGTTACCCCG